AGAAGTACCTACTGGCAGTTTGTCTTCTCGCTATCGCACCGGCACAAGCGAACGAAATAGATAACCTAGTCAACGCCTCGCAAGATATTCGCAATACTTTTAAGTATGGCATCAAGGCCATCGCTGGCATGGACTCATACGCCGCTAGAGGCTTCATATCGCCTGACGGTACTATCGACCAAGGTTTATTAGACAAAGCCAAACAGGACGCTTACAACGCGGCTGTGATGGCTGTTCAGAATGCCGAGTACAACTACGACCCAAACTCACAGCAATACTTCGAGGATGAAGCCAACAGCGCAATGGATGTTGTCAGCCAAACTATCGACGCTTATGTCGAGGCCGCGCAAGTCTTGATCGAAGTTGCCACCGTCAATGAATTGGCGCAAGACGCACAAGAAGCAGAGGACGAAAGGCAGGCAATGGAGTTGCAGGAGTACATTGCGGCGAATGATGTCACGCTACAAGACCAAGAGGTTGAGGAATACAACGACGCCTTGGTAGCCGTACAAGAAGCCACGCAAGTAGCGGCGGCATACATGGCCGTGGCTAATGACGAAACGCTATTAGAGCAAGCCGATGACATGGCTTATGACTTGCGAGTTACTTATCAGGAGGCCGCGACCTCATTCTTTGACGTAGCGACTCAGGCGATGTGGGTGTCATTTGATGGCGGCACAACGATCCAAGGCTTGGCATTAAGTGATTACTTCGTCACAGTGGAAAGCGTACTTGTAGAAGGCGAGACTCAAGACTTCTTCACTAGTTCACCAGAAGGCGGTTGCTGGTTCGCCGCAGATCCGGAGGCTTGTTACAACGATGGCCCTTGAAGACTTAGAATTGAACGTCGGCGGGACGCAGATTAAAGGCGTTTGGATTGCTATCGTTCTGACTTTTAGCTCGACTATTGGTGGCGGTATATGGACAGCTTCAGAATTCTTCAGCCGACTAGAGGCTCTAGAATCCTCTGTAACAGACGCAAGCTCTGAGACGGGCGTTACGCAGGCAAGGTTCGAGGATTTGCGTGAGAGGCAATCAGAGGCGTTACAAGGTTATGAGGTAGCAATCTCTAACATGCAACAGCAACTTGACGACAACAACGTCGCTGGCCTAAACGCAAAGCTCAGTGAATTGTCTACAAACCTAACGCAGATCATGGAGCTACAGCGTGACCTATTGCCATTGCGTGACCGTGTTGCCTCGGTGGAAAAGTCAAACAGCGAGACTGTCTTAACAGTCAATGCTAAAATAGAAGCCTTAAACACCATTGACGACCGCATCAAAAGACTACAGCGAGACATGGATGACGCGTGGACTGCAATGGATGAGTTAGCTAACCCACTGGGCAGATAATATGAACCTCGCAGAAGAAGCATTGAGCAAACTGGCAACACACGAAGCGCAATGTGAAGAGCGTTTGAAGCGACTGGACGAAAAGATCGACGATACCCGAAACGACATTGACGAAGTTCGTAAAGACGTTAAGAGCGTCAACAACACGGTACTTGCTATCTACCCATTTATTCTTGGAGCGATCGTCGTGTCGCAGTGGCTCAAGTAATGTATCAATTTCACCCCGAACACCCGACTCCCAATGTGTACCTTGACGTAGCTCGCGATGCGATATCGAACTCAAAGATCGTGCATAAGTTTGGCGCTAACTTTGACATTGACCAAGCAACTGACCCTGAGAGTGTTTGGTCTGGTGGTGGCTTGTATCCGTGGGCGGCACTAGCGACCGCACAGACTATCTACTGCCTAAGCACTAGCGCCAGCGACACAGCAGTGCTGACCATAGAGGGTTTAGATTCTAGCTACCACGAGATAAGCGAGACTGTAACCTTGACCGGCACGTCTGCTGTCACAACCACAAACCAGTTTATTCGCGTGTTCCGCATGACCTACGAAGACGGTGCAAACGTGGGCGACATCACAGCACGTACTATAAGCGCGTCAGGAACCGTTGTAGCGCAAATAGACGTAGGGTATGCACAAACACTCATGGCTGTTTACACAATCCCAGCGGGCCATACAGGCTATCTGGTGGCGCTTGACTCGACCATTGACTCAAACAAGAACGCACAGATCATGATGTATCACCGGCTAACTGGTAAGCCGTTTAGAATCGCCCACATTGCAGAGACTGCGGGACACTACCGATACGACTTTCACGCGCCACTAAGAATCCCAGAGAAGACAGACATCGACATACGCATTGATAATGTCAGCGGCAATGATGCGCGCGTTACGGCCAACTTCGACATCGTGCTGATAAGGGACTGATATGTGGCAGACTTTATTAGGTCCGGTGGTCAATATTGTAGGGGGACACCTTGAAAGAAAGGGCGAAGAGAAGCGCGCGTTACATGACCGCAAAATGGAAGCAATTAAACAGGACGCGAACTGGGAAAATATTCACGCAAGCAATGCTAGTTCTTCTTGGAGGGACGAGTTTTTTAGCCTGCTCTTTAGTATTCCTCTTGTGCTTTGTTTTATTCCACCTCTCGTCCCTTATGTTCGCGACGGTTTCGAGGTTTTGGAAACCATGCCAGAATATTACCGAATGCTCTTGGGCGCGCTTGTCGCAAGCAGTGTCGGACTTCGCGGACTTACTAAGTGGAAAGGGTAATGTATAAGCACTTCGATATATCAGAATTTCGCTGTCGTGAGACGGGCGAGAATGACATGAAGCCAGAGTTTATCTATATGCTTGATGAGTTACGCGAGCGCGTAAACCGACCGCTGGTCATCACGTCAGGCTATCGCTCAAAAGAACACACCGCAGAGCGCAACAAAGAAAAAGGCGGCACTCACACGCAGGGAATCGCCGCAGACATAGCAGTGTCTAACGGCGTGGATAGAATGATGATCGTTAAAGAAGCCCTGAGCATGGGCTTTGGTGGAATAGGCGTGGCGCGTACATTCGTCCATGTGGATATGCGGGCAACCACACCCGTAATGTGGACTTACGGATAAAATAATTACAAAAAAAGATACACACTTATCGTAAATGGTGTATTCTGACATTGTTCCATGTGGAACTTTGAAGGGAGAAACACCATGCAAATCGCAATTCAAATCAGCAAGCAGGTAGAAGATTGGGACAAGTTCGTTGAAGAACTGGAAGCAATCGAAGTTACCGCTCGCGCTGAAGACTACGACGCAGAAGCTAAAGTCGTCACCCTCTTAGTAGATCAAAACTCAATCGACGATCACTACCACCCTGTCGGCGGCCGCTATCCCGTGGAGTTCGAGGGGCGCAAAGAGTTTGTTGAGGAGGTCGGTATCTGTGTCCATTCGTGCAAGTGGCAAGACCACAACATCATCAACGCAGAGGAAGTCTGCGCAACATTAGAGGGGCTAGATTATGTCAATTAAATTTTTAGAGCCAAAGCCGATTAAGGCAGAGCTTATTCAAGAGCTAGACGGGCTGGTTGGTCAACTGCACAACCTGTCGATTCGTAAGCCTATAGCGTTTCATGTGCAAGAAGCGGCAATGGAAGCGAGGATGGCGGATTTTTTAGAGCTGTCAGAACAAGACTTTATTCGTGGCTGGACTGACTGGGAGGAAGGCATCCAGCACAAGGAAGGGCAATCGGAGGCGTACAACGCTGGCTATGCTGACTGCTACGAGTATGAAAACAGAGGAGGTCAGTAATGTCTGACGGCATCGTTAAAATCCATGGCAAAGAGTACAAGACGGTTGCGTTACGTGTGGCAGAGTTTAGAGCCAAGCACCCTGACTACACGATTCTCACTGAGCTTGTAGAGGCTAACGACGTGCTGGTCGTTATGAAGGCAACAATCTCAGCCGCCGGTATGGTCATCGCTACCGGTCACGCTGAAGAGGTCAGATCGGCAAGTAAGATTAACAGTCAGGCCGCGATGGAAGTGGCAGAGAGTTCAGCGGTGGGCAGAGCCTTGGCATTCTTTGGGCTAGGCGGCACGGAGATAGCCAGTGCTGATGAGGTGGCTAACGCTATCACTCAGCAGAATGACGGCGAGTTTATCGAGTACATGGCGCTTGTCCGCGATCACTTTGACTGGGTGATGTATGCCAAAGAAGCAATCGCAAATGAGGACTGGCAGTCACTGGCCGGTATATGGGGCGACATTGACCACGACACGATGGCTCAGTTGTTCCGCGCTCCTACTAAGGGCGGCATTTTTACAACCACAGAGCGGGCGGCCTGTAAGGGCAACGACGCATTCAACCAAGCAAGAAAGGAGTTAGCAACCAATGGAGTATGACAACACGAACCGAGGCGTCCTTTTTAAGAACGACCGCAAAGAGAAAGAAACCCACCCTGACTACAAGGGCAATTACACCGATGGCAATGGTCAGGAGTTCTGGCTGTCAGCGTGGCTCAAGAAGGACAAAAATGGCAACACGTTTATGTCACTCAGCACGACGGCAAAGGATGATGCGCATAACAGGGGCATGGCTCAAGTACGTCAAGCCGCAAAGCCGACACAGGAGCTAGAAGATGATCTGCCGTTCTAAAACAGGGGTAGCGTTGCAGAAGGCGCAGGTATTGTCGGGCGTGTCTAACGATCAACTGGCAAAGGAGTTTAACGTGTCAAAGGTGCAGATTAGCCGATGGCGTCATCAAGAGGATATGAAGTTTAGCCGCGTTGTTAAGTTGTGCGACCGGCTTAATTTGACCATTGATGAGTTTGAGAAGTTAGGGAGGTAAAACAAGGGCCACGTCTTAGGTGGCCCCGAACCACTTGCGGAAGGGTATACGCTTGTGGCATCCTTAGATTGCACTCAGAGGATAGGAAGAATTGTACAGCAATCTAGCTGTCTGTACACCTATCTCACCTATCCCACCTAAATGAGTGCCTAGTCGAGCCTAGTCAAATAGTGCTGTCTCAGGTGCAGTCGCTCAAGAAAGCCGAATCATTCCTACGACCTTTAGAGGCGGGGACGAACAGTGGTTATGTTGCCAAGTAGTAAGGGCGCGGTCTGGCAGAGCCGTTAATTATCTGCACTGATACTGTATGAATGATGGACTAGCTGGAATCTTGTATAGGGCAACAACCGCCTCTAATGATTTCTATTGTCTAAAAAAAGGAGAAGGGGAATGAGTAAAAAAACATCACTATACTTTGCTCAAATAATTGGCGAACCAAAAGCAAACACGAGCCAAAAAAGTCAAACAGAGCGAAGAATTTACGACGCCAAAAGAAAGCTTCACGAGGTGACTTGTTACAAGTGTGGGGGAAAAAGAAAAATACCTTTAAAAGTTTTAAATGCACAGCTTACAAGTTACAAAGCAATGCGGACGGAAAATGAAGGCAATCATTTTTGCTGTTATGAATGCATTAACGTTGGCTTAAAAGAAGTGACGGAAGCTAGAATTAATACGGCTGGTGAGCAAAAACTAAAAAAGGCGATAGCAGTATTGAAAAAAGCGAGGAAATTCAAAGCGGCTGAACTCCTTGAAGGCAAGTTGGAGGCTTTACTATGATTTGCAAAGACGGCACTGATTGGCAACCAACAGACGAGCAAATTCTAGGCTGGCAACACGCCTATCCAGAGGTTGACGTTTTTGCAGAGCTTACCGTAATGGCTGTATGGCTTGACTCTAATGAGCCTAAGCGGAAGACAGAGCGGGGGATGCCCCGCTTTATTAACTCATGGCTGTCACGGGCAAACCAAAAAGGCGGCAGTCCGTTCGCTCAGGAGGCAGAGAAAGAGAGTGGCAAGATACCGATGAAGAGGTGGACTCAGCTTGACGATTGCACCCACGACTTCATGCAGAGCGAAAGTTATCGGCAGTCCTGCCTCAATCGATTTGGGCAGTACATCACAATGGACGGCGTGAGGGTGACGCAATGAGTAATGTTGCTAGCATTTACAGCGGCGAAAAATATAACAAACGCACAATTCTAGAAGGTGGAGTTGGTCAGATTGCGGGATGGCAAGGCGAGGCGGCGTTTGCTTTAGAGCTTATGAAACACAAACTACCTTTTACGCATACGGGATGCCTGAATCACCCGTACGATTTTGTCGTGTATTCAAGAGGCCGAAAGATCACTATCGACGTTAAATGCAAAAAACGAAACGTACAGCCATCTTCAACATACGAAGGCCACATCAATACTTACCAACAAAAATTTAACGTCATGGCCTACGTCTTTGCAAACGTGACACAAGGTGAGGTGACGTTTATGGGCTGGATGTACAAAAAACGCTTTTGGGAAAAAGCAAATATTGTAGAAAAAGGCCAACTGACTGAGGGCGGTTTCACTGAGTACGATCAGAGCGCAAAAATGCGTTACGTTGAAATGATTCCAATGGACGCGCTGTGGGAGAGACTCTGTGATGGGTGAATTCTGGCTGATAAAAAACCCGACAGAAGTCAAAGACCGCATTGAGGCTTTCAAGAAATTTCTTGAAAAAGAATGGTGCTGGGACAAGCCAGTGTCGTGGCAAGTCAGAGAGTACAAGCCGCGCCGCTCACTGAGTCAAAACGACCTGTTCCATGTATGGGTTAGGGATATGCTCAGGCACTTCAAAAAAAAGGGCGGCTTTACCGGCACAGAGGAAGAATTAAAGCTGATGGTGAAGTACAAGTTCCTCGGCACAGAGGATATTGAGGTAGGCAGTACGAACATACCGGCGCAGGTTCGACGCACTTCGGCGCTTGATAGGGGGGAAATGTTATACTTCATGCAACAAGTAGAGGCATGGTGTATTGATCTAGGTGTCAAATTAACCAAACCTCAGAATTCGGAGTACAGCAAACTGGGGGGATAAGCATGAGCTTATTGCAGTTTTGTACAACTGAGCATCAGCGCAAGGTCATCACTCTGCATGAAGAGGGGTTAGGCTACCAGAAAATTGGTGACACATTAGGGATAGGAAAATACTCTGCTCGTGACATCATAAAAAATGTAAAGGGCAAGGCCGCCACGCAAGGTCACTCGCCTGCTCACGACATGATTCACACTGTCCCTGATGGCTTCAGCGTGAAGGGCGTATCGACCTACTACAACGATGAAGGCAAGCCGGTCGGCCAATGGGTTAAGAGCCAGTCTGACAAAGAACACGCACTGCAAGTCGCGTTGGATCACTTTAAACAAGGCTTAAAAGACGACCTCAAAGGCTTGGCAAAGCCGATCAAGAAAAGCAAAGCGCAAAAACACAAAGACCGCATGGCAGTCACAATCGTTGGCGACCATCATCTTGGGATGTTGGCATGGAGTCCAGAGACAGGCGGCGACCCTTGGGACTTGCAGATAGCGCAAGACACACTGATTAAAGGCGTGGACAAGCTCGTAGCAAGCACTGGCGATTGCTCTGTAGGCGTCTTGCTTAACGTCGGCGACATGATCCATGCTAATAACTTAAAAGGCGAGACAGGCGCAGGCACGCCCCTTGATGTTTCGGACAGGGCAGGAAAGACCATCAGGGCCGCAGGCAACCTATTCCAAATCATTGTGACTCGGATGCTTCAGCAGTATGACGAGGTATGGCTAATCAACGCGCGAGGCAATCACGACCCAGATGCCGCACTGTGGCTGAACGAGATGCTTCGGATGTACTACGAGAAAGAGAAGCGCGTAAAGGTGTTTGATAACTTCAACAAGTTCATTCACTTCGAGTGGGGCAACAACTTCGTAGTGACACATCACGGCGACAAGATACGCACTCGCCAGCTATACGAAGCAATCACACGTGACTACGCCGAGCAGTGGGGCAGAACAAAGTACCGCTTTGCGTGGACAGGTCATATCCATCATAAGCAATCAGAAGAGCTGGGGGGGCTTACATGGGAATCGTGGTCGGTACTCCCGCCCCCTGATTCTTGGCACTCAGGTTCTGGCTTCGGGTCACAACGATCTATTTCTTGTGTAGTATTAGACAAAGAATACGGCGAGTTCAGCCGGTTTAAAGTTGGTATCGAGGCACTGCAATGACAAAACTCCCAATTCTCTCGATGCCCCTACCCGATGGCGGGTCGGTTGTTTGCAGGCTAGAAGCAATCATGGGTGCCACCAGCAATATGCGCAACAACGAACTCACGGATGTTTACGTTGACGTCATGTGTCCTGAAGGCATTACCATCGACGTGGACATCGATTCGTTTACTCAGAATTGGCTCGCGGCACTGATAACCCCCATGTCAGAAATGAGAGAAGATCATGAGATGCACTGAGTGCCATAACGACATGGTGCCGATGTTCACCCGACCTGACGGCAAGCTCGAAGGCTGGGCTTGTAATTGCGGTCACACTGAAAGAGCAATACTACGCGAACGACAATTCACTAAAGAGACTTACTATGGCGATAAAGCGAACGAACGCCGATATATGGTGTAGCAAGGCGGTAAGGCTACGTGACGGCGCTTGTGTGCGATGTGGCAACACAGAGACGAATCAGGCAATGCACATCTATGGGCGCAGAAACAAAGCGGTCCGCTATTCGCTCGATAATTTATTAACCGGCTGTTATACCTGCCACCGACTTTTCACTGAGTCGCCAATAATGTTTGCGGATTGGTGCAACGACTATTTAGGCGAAGGCCACATGGAGATATTGCGCGAGAAGTCGCTTGCCATCTTCAAGGAAAGCAAATCGGTGCGTGACGAGATAGCCAAGCACTACCGCGAGCAGATCAAGCTCAAAGAGCAAGACTCTGACTATGTGATGATTTCCTATAACTGATTGCTCGCTTTTGATATAATAACCACGTAACAGGAGGATTTTGTTATGTGTGTACAAAGCCAAAGACAGTTTTTTGCAGAGCGGCACCACATCGTCGTTACTGACAAGACCGCAGAGCTACTGGCTCGATTGGGCAGAGACAAGGGCATCGGTGAGGAAGAATACC